GCCGAGCAGGCCGCCGCCGCCGGTGCCGCTCGGTCCGAGCAGTATCATTTCGAACAAGCGATCGATGGCGCGCGAGGAAAGGCGCTGAATCATCGTGCGCAGCACCTCGTCGAATTTCTTGCCCTGCACGATGAGATCGCTGAAACCCGACGACAGCGCGCTTGAAAAATCGCGCGCCGCGCTCGTCAATTGCCGCATCTGTTCCTGCTTGTTCGCCGTGTCGAGCGCCGTCGTGCCGAGGCGCTGCAATTCCGGCACCACCTGATTGGCGATCACGCGCGAATATTCGCCGCTCGTGTCGGTCAATGCCTTCTGCGCCGCGGTCGCCGGATCGAGGCCCTCGGTGCGCAGGCGCACGTATTCGGTGATCTGCGCCTGGCTGGCGACGACGCCCGCCTTTTGCGCCGCCTCGAGCAATTGCACCTCGGTGCGCAATTGCTGCGCCGCGCCGGCCGTCGCCGTCATGGTGAATTGCTCGCGCTTCAATGCCTGCACGCTGGTTTCGACCGCGCGCGCGTTCTGTTGAAATTGCGAAAGGCGCACGTCCTTTGCCGGGCCCGCCGCGCTTTCTGTCGCCGCCTGCAGCAATCTTTCCTCTTGCGCGATCAGCGCGTCGTTTTGCTTGATCTTGTTGCGCAGGTATTCCGCGTCGGCCGCGGCGGTGTTGTCGGTTGCCTGTTTCCACCGATCAGCGAACGTTTGCGGCCGCTTGTTGAGCTCATCGAGCGCGCGCTGCAATTCGAGCTGGCCGCCCTTCAATGCGTTGATGCGGCCTTCGATGCGCTCGATCTCGGTGCTCAATTTCGCCGCGCCCGCGGCGCCGCCGCGGAACGATTGCGCCATGTCGCGGAACAGGCGGAACACCTCGACCGGCACCGATTTCGCGATGTTGACGAGCGTTTGCCAATCTTTCGCGAGCTGCTCGATCTCTTGCGCCGTCGCGCGCGCCTCGCGCGCGAGCGGTGCGAGCCCTTCCTTGGCGACGCGCTCGAGCACCGGCAGCATGTCCGGCGAGAGGCCGACCGCCTGCAACGCCTGCAACCGTTGCACCGGATCGCGCATGCTGGTGATGACGCGCGCCATAAGCGCGAGCAGCTCGGTCGTGCTTTTCAATTGTCCGTTAGCCGTGAGGCTCACGCCGCCGATGCGCGCAAGCTGCGCGACGAGGCTTTCGGAATCCTGCGCGCCGGCCGCCACCGCGAGTGCGAATTTTTCCAGCTCGCCGCGCGCCTTGCTGGCATCGCCGCCGGTCTTTTGCATCACCTGGCCGATGCCGTCGATGATGTCGGCCGGGATCTGCAGCTCGCGCGCCGCCTTGGCGATCTGCACAAACTCTTGCGGAATGTTTACGAGCTCGCGCGCCAGAAACCTCACCGCATCCGCCGCCACGTTGCCGATCGCCGAGCCGACTGCCGTGCCCATGCGCTGCGCCATCCGCTCGACCGCCTCGAGCTCGCGCTCGGCGACGCGACCGGCGCGCTTCATTTCGCGCTCGAAGGCGTCGAGGCGCGCGGTGATATTGGCGACGAGCTGAGGATCAGCCATTTAGGTATGCACCGCGCCGTGCTGCGCGATCCAGTTGTCGAGATCGGCGCCGGTGGCCGGCGGTGGCTTGGCGTCATGCGCCACGTTCCAGCCCTCGACCATCATGTCGAAATCGGCCCACGACCATTGATCGAGCTCGCGCGGCCCGAATCCCATGACGAGGCCGGCGGCGTAGATTCCGGCGGGATCGATCCAGTCGGATTCGCGCTCACGCTGCCGTCGTTCTGTTTTTTTTTATCCTCGTCGGCCGTCGCCTCGGGAAACGCCGCGGCGAGAATCTCAACGGCAACCGCCGTGCTCTTGGTGAGGCCCTCGGCCTCGAAATTGCGCTCGAGGAAAACGTGCGCCTGCGACGGCAGCGTGCCGGCCCCGATGAGCGCCAGGCGGATCACCTCGCGCACCTCGTGCGGCCACAGATCGCCGCGCAGGCCGGCGAGGATCATGCTGCGCAAGCCCATCTGGTCGCCGCCCTTGGCGTTGCGCCAGGCATTGACGCGCTCTTGCAGCTCGACCGTTTGGCCGATGCCGATGCGGAACTCATGCTCGCCGTCGCCATAGACGAGGCGCACCGCACCGCGCAAGCTCATGGCGTTGCCGGCACCCACGTGATCGCGCCGTCGCTTTGCATTTCGACGGCGACACCGATCTTGGCATCGTCCTGGTTGCCGGTTTCGTTGTACGTCGTCAAAATAAAGCGCCCGGCGTAGTGGCCGCCGCCATCGGCTGCGGCAATGTTCCGCTGCACGCGGATATTCTTGGCGACGCCGGAATCGAACCACGTGAACCATTCCTCGGCGAAATCGGTTTGCAGCACGCCCTCGCCGGAAACGGTCGCCGATTTCGTGCGGATGACGCGCTCCATCCATGCCGGCAGATCAGGATCGTCGCAATCGAGCACCGGCGTTTCGGATGGCTCGCCGCCGAATTCGATCCCTTTGCTCGTGAGCGCGCACACCGCCGTGAATGCCTCGACCGGCGTCGCGCCGTCGCCGAGCAGGATGATGAATTTCGACCATGAGGCCGTCTTAGGTGCTGCCATTGTGGAGTCCTCCTATTGTCGCCATCGCTTGACGACGGCGGTGCGCATTGCCTGCTTGATGCCGGCCCGCACGGCGCGGCGTTTGGCGCGATAGGCCGGCCAGAAAAACGGTTGCGCCGGCGTGTCCTCGTTGCCGAATTCAATGCCGAGCGAATAGTCGTAACCGTGCGCCGTCGTCGTGGTCGGCCCGCCGGCGCGAATCGTGACGCGCAGGTGCGCGGCATCCGGCTCGGTGCGGATCGATGCGCTTAACGTGCCGCCGCCGACCGGCACCCGCCGCCGCATGTCGGCCGCCATCGTGTCGGCACCGCCCTCGACGGCGGCGAACACGTCGCGCCGGATCGCTTGCGGCAGCATCCGCACAAGCGCCTGAAATCGCAGCACCGAGGGATTGGCCATTCAGGTGCGCGGCTCGCACCAGGCGTTGACGGTGAGCACGCCGTGCGCGGTGAGGCCGTCCGGTTCTTTCAGGTATCGGATCGGCTCGACCGTCATGTCGACGAGCACGTGCGGCGCGTCCAGCGCGAATGTGGCCTCGTCGAGCGCGGCGGCGATCGCCGCGCCGAGCTGCTTAACCTGCACGGTCGAGCCGTTCTGTAGCGACCAAGCGTCGAGCTGGATCACCGCCTGCGCGCCGTCGAGGCAATCGCCGAGATCAGGCAACACATCGAACGGGCCGAAGCTGATGTACGGTTTCGGCGCATTGAGGGGCACGCCGTCATAGATGCGGCCGGCGACGATCGCGTTGACCGCGGCATCCGCCTTGAGCCGCGCGACGAGCGCCTTCTGCAGCGCCAGCGACGGATCGGCGACCGGCATTTATTGCCGCTCACTGATGCGGCCGGCGCCGCGCTCGAGGATGAACTGCACGTGATTGGCGTGCACAAAGCACCGCGTGCCGGCCTTGTAGGCGCGCAGCATGCAGCGCGTAACCCGCACGTCAATGTCGCGCGTGATTTCGATCCACATGCGCTCACAACAGGCGCGGCGCGCCGAGCAGCGGCAGCGCGCGCTCGAGGATGACGAGCAAGGCGATCAGCACGATCACGATGCGCATGATCGTCGAGACATTGGCGGGCGGCGCCGGCAGCATGCCGATCAGCAAGTCGAGCACATAAATGATGACAACGGCGACGAGCACCACGATCAAAGCGAAAATCAGAAACGAGATCATTGCCGTTCCTTCCACAGCGCATTGCGGACGGCAGGATCACAAATCCACTCGGCCGGCACGCGCATGAATGTCTGGCTTTCCTCATCGTCAACAAACACGAATTCATCGGGATCATCGCAGTCGGGCACCGTCACCGGCCGCTGCATTTTGGCCAATGCTTGCAGCAATTCCGCAATTGTTGCCGGGTTGCCCGTCATGCGGCGACTCCCGCCTCGGCGAGCATGTCGATCCATGCTAGGATTGGCGCAGGGAAACGACGCTGCAAACGCCGTTCCCCTGCTGAGCACAACAGCCTGAATGGGAGACTGCCATGCCTGCCTTCATAAATATCACTGGACGCCGATTTGGCCGTTGGACAGCCATTGAATTTCTCGGCCACAAACCAAGTAAGGCCGCGATTTGGCGATGTCATTGCGATTGCGGAACGATGCGGAACGTTCAAGCCAGCAGTCTGATGACTGGCGCATCCAAATCGTGCGGTTGTTTCAGACAGGAACGATCGACCGAACGGGCAAGCAAACATCGAATGTCTAAGCATCCATTGTATGTCATTTGGTGCCACATGCGCCGCCGCTGTCTCATTCCAACGTCCAAATCGTTTGAACAATACGGTGGTCGCGGTATCCATATTTGCGAACAATGGAATGATTTTGCTGCTTTTGTTGCCGATGTCGGCGAGCGACCATCGTCGCAACATTCGCTCGACCGCATCGACAATGACGGCAATTACGAACCGGGCAACGTGCGATGGGCTAACAAATTTGTTCAGAATAATAATCAACGCCGCAGACAAGATGCCAATCTCATTACCGCTTTCGGCGAAACCTTGCATGTTGCCGAATGGGCACGGCGCACCGGCATCACCGAAAATACCATACGTGCACGGCTCAATCGGGGATGGAGTGGTGAACGTGCGGTTCATGTCGCCACGCCTGCTTCCGCCAACATTTCAAGCCACATGCCGTGACTGGCATTTCCCTCATTGGGGTCCGTTACTGTCCTCACATTGTAGATCACGCCCGCCGGCGTCGGGCCCTCGACGGTGGTCGCGCGCCAGTCGGTTTTGATCGCCGCGGTGTCCGGCGTGCGGCGCACGCGGATCACGACGGGTTGCCGGCCGGCGAGGCGCGCCGCCTCGACCGTCTCGCCGCCAAGCCGCGGCGTGATGTTGGCGTGAATCGTGAACATGGCGAGCCAGCCCGTCGTCACGTTGCCGAATTCGTCGGTGACGGCATCGGGTTTAGAGAATTCCACCCGCTCGCGCAGATCGCCGGCGCCCGGCATTGGCTCACACCGTCACGCCGGGGATTTGCACGCTGAAACCGAGCACGCTTGTCGATCGTGCCAGACCGAGAAAACAGTACGACTCGCCGGCCGTCGCAATATCGGCTTGCGGACAGATCGCGCCCGGCGTGTCCGAGAGATAGTAATCCATGCCAGGCGTAAGTACCGCACCGAGCGTCACGTCGCCGTGCGTCAGCACGGCAAGCGGCTGATCCTGCGCCGCCGTATTGAGTGCCACTCCGATTGCGACCCTCGCCTCGGCCGCGGTCGCGTTATTGTCTGCCAAGAACCACTTGTTCGGGTTTGGTTCGGTCGTCTTGAGGTAGACGATCTGGCCGGCGTTGATACTGACGCCGCCGAAAGCGTGCCGCTTGTCGATCGTGGCATTGGCGCCGGCAAGCACGCTGGCCGCTGCGATCGTAAGATTCGCCATTGTGGAATCCTCCCTAAATCCTCGGCATCCAGTCGGTGGCGTCGAGCGCGAGATCAGGCGCGCGGAACTCTTGCCCTGGAATCAGTATCTCGCGGTGCTCATAGAGGTGCGCCGTCAATCGCATGATGCGGTCGAGCATACGCGGCGGGATCGCGGCCGCGGCGGCAAATCCGGCAGTAATCGTCACCGCGAGGCCGGTCGCAAAAGCGCCGACGAGGTATTGCGGCCTGGCACCGTGCAGCGCGTTGGTTTCGATCGCATAGTTTGCCGTCACGTCGCCGGTATCGTCCTCGGCCGCCATGGCGCTCGCCGGCGTGAACGGCACGCGCGCGCGCCCGTCGCTGAATTCACCCTGCGCCGGCGCCCATTTGTAGGTCGTCGGATTGATCAGCACGTCGTTTTGCTGCTCGAGCGCACCGATCGCGCGGCCGATCGCATGCGTGATGAAGGCATCATCCGACTCCCACGTGATGCGCAGGTGCACCTTGGCGTCGGCGAGCAGCGCCGCCGGCAGCGCGGACCAATTCGGCGACACGTTGGAAATGCTCATGCGGCCTCGAGCTGATAGCGCGCGAACAAGGGGAACAGATCGCAGGCGACCGAGCGGCCGTCGCTGTAATCGTGCACGAGCGACCACCCGTCGATCCGCACGGCGACGAGGTGCGCCGCCGCCTCGCCAGGCGGCCCGGCGGGCCCTGGTGCCCCGCGCTCGCCGCGCTCGCCCTTGAGGCCAGGCGGCCCGGCGCGGCCACGTTGCGTGAGCTGCGCCCA